AATTACCTTATAGCGGTATTGTCATCATGGAATTTCTTGCCGAGAGGTATAAATGGACTTTTGATGATATAAAAAAACTAACAATGGATGAGATAGCATCTCTGATGTTGATAGTAAAAATAAAAAACAAGCTACAGGAAAAACAATACAAAAAATAATCATGAATAATTCAAGACAACTCAACTTAATATTAAAACTCAAAGATGAGGTTTCAGAAAGTCTTGGTAAAGTTCAATCAAAGTTGAAGTCACTAGGACCTTCATTTCAAAAGATGGCTGCGATTGGTACGGCATCTTTTTTAGCAATTACGGCAGTCGTTGGTAAAAGTATCCAAGCCTTTATGGCACAGGAAAAAGCAGAGAAAAGACTTGAACAAATTGCTAAGCAAGTTACAAAATCGACAGAAGCCGAAATAGAGGGCTTTATTAAACTAGCTAGTGCCTTACAAAAAGTGGGAGTTGTTGGTGATGAAGTTATTATTGCAGGTCAATCTCAATTGGCTTCTTTTACTAAAAATAGTCAGGTTGTAACAGAATTATCTGATGACCTTGCAGACCTTGCTGTTGCTCAATATGGTACTAATGTTTCACAAGAACAGGCTATACAAACAGCTAACCTTATGGGAAAGGCATTGCAAGGACAGCTAGGTGCATTAACAAGGACTGGTATTTTAGTAAGTGGAGAATTTAAAACAGCTTTTGAAAGTGCTAATACTGAACAAGAGAGAGCAGTTATCCTCTCAAAGATAATTCAGGATAACTACGGAGGGGTAAATGCAGCAATGAGAGAAACAGCAGAGGGAGGTCTTCAAGCTCTTAAAAACTCTTTTGGGGATATGCAAGAAATTATAGGTGCAGTATTTATTCCAATTCTTCTAGACTTAGTTAAAAAAATAGAACCAGTAATTGAAAAAATTGTTCTTTGGGTTCAAGAAAATCCAGAATTAACTAAAAATATAGTTTTAGTTGCTCTAGCAATAGCGGGATTAGTCGCAGGTATTGGATTTTTAGGATTAATCTTGCCAGCTATTATTACAGGGTTTGGTTTGGTAGGTACAGCAATAGCTTTCTTGGCTTCACCTATAGGACTTCTTATGATAGCAATAGGAGCACTTGTTGTTTATTGGATTAGAAACTGGGATATAATTAAATTAGGATTCCAAGTCGTATGGGAATCCATAACCGCTATATTAACAGGGGGTGCAAATATTTTTATATCAATAGTTGAAGGTATGGTAAACCATATTATTAAAATGATTAACTTTTTCTTAAATGGTATAAATAAAATGAGTAGTTCTTTATCAGCTCTTGGGGTGAATGTACCGAAGATAAAACTACTTGCAGAATTAGACATACCAAGGCTTGCAGAAGGTGGAATTGTATCAAGTCCAACTCTTGCTATGATTGGTGAAGGTAACGAAAGCGAGGCAGTTATACCACTATCTAAATTAGGAAAATATGGTGGAGGTGGAGGAGGAGTTACAATCAATATTCAAACAATGGTCGGTGATGATGAATATGCTGAAAGAATGGGAGATAAAATTTTAAACTCACTTAAGCAAAACCAAATGCTAACAAGTATATGATAGATTTAAGCATTTTAATTAATGGAGTAGAAAGAAAAGACAGGGTTCAATACCTCTCATTAAATATTAAAGATAATATTAATCAGAGGAGAGACACCTGTTCTTTTAACGTAAAAAAAACTACAGGTGATACCTTTTTTCCTAAAGTTAATGATGAGGTAATAGTCCTTGATGGTACAGAGCGTATTTTTGGAGGGATTATAACATCAATTGATATATCCGTTGAGAGTATTAACCTTTTAAATTATCAAGTTACGACAGTTGATTTTTCTTACCTGCTAGATAGCCGTGTTGTTCTTGAAAGGTTCAGAAGTAAAACTGTATCATTCATTATTGATTTTTTATTAGATAAATATGATACAGGAGGCTTTACAATGGATAATGTAACAGGTTCTCAGGTTATAAATTCAATCACCTTTAACCGTATAAAGTTCTCTGAATGTCTTGAAAAACTATCAGAGCTAACAGGATTTTCTTGGTATGTTGATTATAACAAAGACATACATTTCTTTGCTAAGAATGAAATAGTAGCTCCCTTTCAATTAACAGATACTTCAAACACTTTTGTTTGGGATAGCTTGAACTTATCTAATGACCTTAATCAAATGAGAAATGCTGTTTTTATTGAGGGCGGTGAGGAAATTGGTAATGAGGTAACTGAGGATTTTACCGCAGAAGGTAATGAAGCAGAAAGAACATATTATAGACTGGCTCATAAATTTTCATCAAGACCTGTAGTAACTGCTAATACTGTGGTAATAGATGTGGGTATTGAAAACTTAGATGACGATGCTAACTTTGAGTGTATGTGGTCATTCGGGGAAAAGTATTTAAGATTCACCGCAGGTAATATCCCTATTGCAACTGATGTTATATCTGTAACAGGAACGCCTTTGTTTCCTATTATTGTTAGGGTTCAATCTCCAACATCTATTGGAGAGTTCGGACTTAAAGAATTTGTTATACGAGATAAAACTATTCAATCAAGAGATGAGGCAAAGTCTAGAGCATCGGTAGAATTAAAAGCCTATCAAAATGGACTACAAGAATCTTCATTTAGAACATACTCAAAAGGATTAAGAAGTGGACAAACAATAACTATTAACTCTACCTTGCGGGGTATAAATGAAAAATATTTGATTCAGTCAGTAGCTTTTAAAATGATTGATGATGAAAGTGGTATTTGGTCAGTAACATTGGCGACATTGCGAACAGTAGGGATTATAGACTTCCTGCAGGGATTGATGAAAGATAAGGGGGTATCTGAGGGTGAAAGCGAAACACTATTGAGCTTTATTGATTTTCAAGAAGGTATCGTGTTTGATGATAACATCATCAGCATAAACAGTCAGGAAGGACCTTATATTTGGCTCTCAGGTGACCCGAGCGAAGATGCTAGTATATTGGCATCCAATCCAACCAAAAGAGCTATAGTGTGGAATTACTTTACATGGAGTGCTTAAAGATATGCTATAATTAACCTATAGCATATTTTTATTATGAGAATCGAGAAAAAAACAAATGAAAGAAGTGTCGATGTAATAACCACTGAAATTAAAAAGCAGAGATTTTCTATTGAAAAAATAGAGAGTGAAATTATTAGATATCAAGAAATGATAAACAAGTTTCAAGAACGAAAAGATTTTTACCAATCACTAAAAGAAGAATATGATGGAGAATAATATTTTAATTAAAGGAAAGTTTAAGATAAAGACTTACAATAAAGGTATTCTTGTTAGAGAAACAGATTGGATTGAAAATCTTGTAATGGCAGGTGCTAATAATGGACTCGGAGTTATTACAAAAAGAATGACTGGCGACTTTACTAATGATATTGAAATAACAACAGCAGAGATTGGAACAGGAACAACAGCTCCAACCTTATCAGATACGAACCTTGAAACACCTGTACTCACAGGAATATTAAGAGCCAATCAAAGTTCAACACCGTCAGTCGTAACTTTAGAATTTTTTATCGCAAGTGATAATTTATCAAACGGAACATATGCAGAATTTGGACTACGAGCAGGAACACAACTTTTTACTAGAGCATTGATAGAGCCAACTTTTACGAAGTCATCAAATGAAGATACTTCAATCGAGTATGCGATAAGTCTAACCAACCAATAATATGGCAATTACAGCAGGACAAGAAGGGAGAGCAAGCGATTTTATAAATACAAGTGCAGGGGCAGGAGATGAGGGGAAAGTACCAAAATTAAATGCAGAGGGTATCTTGGATGGTTCTTTTATTAAAAATAAAATTGAAATAGTTATTTTTACTTCATCAGGTACATGGACTAAGGACGCAGGATTAAAATATATAGTTGTTGAAGTTGTTGGAGGTGGTGGAACTGGTTCAGCTGGACAAGCTCCAGCAAGTGGTGACCAATATAGTGGATTTGGAGGTAGTGGTGGAGGATATGCAAAAAAAATACTCACAGCAAGTCAGTTAGGAGCAACGGAAGCA